TATCTGCTTAGGTGACGATGATAAATATGAGGTGTGGCAAGAGGTATGTAATCAACGTATCGAAGCTACATATGGAACATTTACTAAAGAGAATCTACCATACCTATTCGTTCCATTCGTGGATAATGGAGAGGACTTTGGTCGATCATACATCGAAGACTTTATCGGTGATCTACAATCATACGAAGGTCTACGACAATCAATGTTAGAAGGTGCTGCAGAGTCTGCACGTATCATCTACATGCTCAAGGCAGGGTCTACAGTATCAGCTAAGAAACTACAGAATGCACGTTCTGGAGATGTTCTAGTTGGTAACGTGGATGACGTAGGGGTATTACAAGCGGATAAGAGATTAGACCTAGCTGTTACACAGAAAGAAGCTGATACTCTTCGCATGGAACTAGCCACTACTTTCCTATTGGACAGTGCAGTTCGTCGTAATGCTGAACGTGTAACTGCTGAAGAGATTCGTACAGTATCTCAGGAGCTTGAGGTTGCCCTAGGTGGGATTTATTCTACCCTATCGCTGTCCTTACAAGCACCTCTGGTAAAACTGTATATGAACCGTTTAATCGCTCAAGGTAAACTTAACCCCGTACTTAAGAACTCTATTGAACTAGAGATCACTACAGGTTCAAGTGCTCTTGGACGAGGAACAGATTTCCAGACATTAACCACATTCATTAGTACACTGACTGGCATGGCTCAACAAGCTCAAGCCGTTGGTAACTTTATTAATATGGAAGAACTTATTAAACGTCTTGCGTATTCGCTTGACATTAATACAGCTACATTAGTTACCTCGCAACAGGAAAGAGATGCAGCAGCCCAACAAGCCCAGCAAGCCCAAGTGATGCAAGATGCAGCACCTAAGGTTATCGCTGAGCAAGCAAAAGCACAAACACAACAGGAGTAATTTATGTCAGAACAAACAGTAACCACTAACACACCAGCACCAGCGGCTGCAGCATTCAGTGCCCCAGCAGAAGTCAAGGTAGAAACTCAGGTGACGAACCAAGTAGAAACTACACAAACTCCAGCTCAAGTATTGAATCAGCAAACGACTCCTGATGTGACTGTTAAGAAACCAGAACCTAAGGTAGAACCTCAGAACACTGGTAGTAAACTAGATTATAGTGAGATGATTTCCAAGGCTATTGACGGTGCAATTACCCCAGAGGATATTGCTGCTATCGAACAGACTGGGTTATCTAAAGAACAGTTTCAGATGATGGCTGATGCCCAGAAGGCAATCCAGACCAAAAACAATGACACTCTCTATAATGTGGTAGGTGGAAAAGAAAGCTATGAAAGTCTAAAGTCTTTTGCAGCAGAGCATTTAAGTGATGACGAAATTGATGGGTTCAATTCAGCTCTCCGTAGTGGGAACATGAAGATCGCAGAGATGGCTGTCCTTGGTTTAAAAGCTATGGCTGAGAGAGAGCGTGGGAGAAATCCGCAAATGCGCTTAGGTTCTGATGGTAACGAAGGGCAAGCTGTCGCACCCTACGCTTCACAACAAGACCTGATTAAAGACCTGAATAGCAGACAGTATCGTATTGATCCAGTATTCAAAGCTACTGTCGATGCTCGACGTAACAAATCTGGATTCTAATTTAAACAAACTTATGTAAGGAGAATTTATGTCTATTGAAGCTTCGCTCTCTCGTTCTGGTCAGAACAACCAATCAGGTGATGAAAAAGCATTATTTGAGAAAAAGATGCAAACGGATGTACTCCGTTACTTCCAATCAACAAACATTGCTAAAGAACTATTAACTAACAAGACTATTGAAAATGGTAAGTCTGCTGCTTTCCCAATCATCGGGAATGCTTCTGCTTCTTATCATGTTGCTGGTACTCTCCTTGAAGGGGATAATATCGCAGCTACTGAACGTGAAATCACAATCGACGATATGCTCGTTGGTTTCTGCTACGTTCCAGATATTGATGATGCAATGGTTCACTATGATGCAAACTCTGCATACAATGAATCAATCGGTCGTGCTCTTGGTAAGAGATTCGATGAAGATGCTTTCCGTATGGTAGCTATTGCTGCTAACATCGTTGACGCTGCTACAGCTCTTGCTGCTGGTCTTCGTGTGTTCGCTGATGATACTTATACTCAAGTAATTACTTTTGCTGCTGCTGGTGATGAACTAATTGGTGCTAAAGTTTATGCTAAAGTTGTTGAAGCTATCTCTGCTCGTGTTGATGGTGACATCGTAGGTGAGCCAGTGATCGTTCTTCGTCCGTCTTCTTACTTTGCTCTTTTGAATAACCCAGCTAACACTGGTATGACATGGGCAAATGATGAAGCATCTCAGTCTGGTAGAGTTCCTATGATCCTTGGTCATAAAGTTCTTACTAGCCCACACCTTCCTACTGCTAACGATTCTTCTAACACAGCTCTTAACGCTAAGTATCGTGCAAACTTTACTAAGACTGTTGGGTTGATCTTCTCTAAAGAAGCTGTTGGATGTCTTCAGTTGGTTGGTATCACTATGCGTTCTGACTATGTTCCTACTCGTCTATCAACTCTTATGGTTGGTAAATACGCTGTAGGTTTCGGTGTTCTTAACCACAGTGCTGCTCAGATTCTTAAATCGTTCTAGTTATTAACAGGGGAGTGGCTTAGGCTGCTCCCTTATTTTCGTTAAGGAGGATTTATGCAAAATGGTTTGATGAGTGAGCTGGAAGCAGTAAACAAAATCCTAGCCGTTGCTGGTGATTCCCCTGTGCAGACATTGGAAGATGAATATGTACAATCAAAATTAGCACGACAGATTTTAATTAGAGCTTCTCGTAAAGTTCAGAGTCAAGGATGGTGGTTTAATGAGGAGCAGGATGTAATACTCCAGCCAGACATTAATAACCTTATTACCTTGGCTACAAATGTTATTTCAGTTACTGCTATTGATGATGTTGGGACAATTATTCAAAGAGGTAATCGCCTCTATGATCGTCAAGAGAGAACATATCTCTTTACCCAACCTGTCAAGGTTGATTTAATCCTAGCATTGGAATGGGAAGAACTCCCACAGACAGCACGTGAATATATTACTGACGTAGCGTGTTCACAATATAACAATGACTACTTCGGTGCTCAAGAAGTTAAGTCTCACTTAGAGAAGAATGAAACTGCAAGCTTCATTATCCTTCGTAGTGATGATGCCGAGGGTCGTGACGTTAACATGTTACGTAACTCAAGAGCATACAATATTGCATTCAGAAACAGAAGGGGGTAATTATGGCATTGCTAACACACACTATTCCGAATTTAATGAATGGCGTGTCTCAACAACCAGTCTCCATTCGTTTACCGAATCAGTGTGAAGAACAGATAAATGCTACTTGTCGTGTCACAGATGGTCTATCAAAAAGACTAGCTGTTGAGATGATCAGTGCAAATAAATACCTACACCCTAGTACCTCAGCGGTTCTCTCCTTGTCAGATGCTACAGTAAAAATGCATATGATTCGTGGTAAGAATGCTTCTGGTGATCAACAAACAATTCAGTTATTAGTAGATTGTGTGTCAGGATGTTTAGCGTATAGATATATGGAAGATGGAACTACAGGAGTTATTGCTGCATTCCCTTATCTACAGAACTCAAGTAAAGAGAACATAAAGTTCCTTACCGATGGAGATACTACTTACGTCCTTAATAAAGGAATTGTGGTAGCATCTACGACCGCAGGAGGAGATACACCTGAAACTTCTATGAGAAGACAAGGTTCACTCGGTTGTGTTAAGAACGGTTATTTCGGAACTACTTACACTCTTACTTATAAGGTTGTTAATGCAACAACAGGTGCTACTATTGCTGGACCGTATACAGAAACGTATACTACAAATGCATCTAGTACAACCACAACTCTTACAGAATTAGAATCTGCAAACATTGCAAATAAGAATACAGCTACTGTTGGTCTTGGTAAACAAATGGAAGATGAGGTAGCAATACCAGCCACGTATATCAATACTAATCTAGAAGTTGTAAGAGCTGATAACTGGTTTCAACTTAAGTTTAAATCTGGTTCAACACAAGCTGCTGTTGCCAGAATTGAAATGAAAGTTACTAGTACTACTGCTGAGGCTGCAATTCATTGCTTCAATGGCGTAGTCAATGATCCGCTTAAGTTACCTAAGACAGCTCCAGTTGATTACACAGTTAAGGTTGACGCTGATCCAACAACAGTAGGAGATCAATACTATTTACGGTATGATCCAGAAGCTAATGGATGGGTTGAGTCTAAACAATTAGGTCTATCTACTACAATTGATAGCACCACATTACCCTTAATGGTAACTGGTCTTATTGCTGGTTCTATTTCCACATCACAATTAAGTATCCAAGATCGAGAAGTTGGTGACATTGAAACATGTCCTGATCCATCTTTTGTTGGGCACACCTTAAATGATATGTTTATTTTCAACAACAGACTTGGTTTCTTGTCTGAGAATAACGTAGTCATGTCCAGAATTGATGAGTTCTCTGTGTTCTATAGAACGTCAACTGCAACATCCCTATCTGCTGATAGAGTAGATGTTAAAGCTGCTGTGCCTAGTTCACGCTATACTGATCTTAACTTTGGAGTAACCTTTGAAACTGCTCTCCTGATGTTTGGAGATGCTGCACAATACATTTTAAATACCAACACAGGGTTTGACCTTACTAAGACTTCGTTACAGTCCTCGACTGAATACGAAGCTTCTAAGAAGTGTGCTCCTTTAAACATTGGTAGCTCAGTGTATTTCGCAGTTCAACGTGGGGACTTCTCAGGTATCTTTGATCTATCCCGTAAGGATGGTCTAGGGTTAACTGCTGAAGAAGCTACGTATCATATCTCTACCTACATCAAAGGTACAGTTAATGAGATGACATATAGTTCGGTAGAGAATATATTCTTTGCTAGAACATTTGAAGAGAAGAGAACTATCTATGTTCAAAACAGATTCATTCGTCAAACAGTATTGGAGCAGAACGCTTGGCATAAATGGACAGTCCCTAATGACATCCTGTATATCAACGTCCTTGGTTCTAAACTATATATCTGCATGATAGCAGATGACGGTGTATCTCTAATAAGAACATCGGTAGATATTTCTACAATCAGAATTATCCAAGACCCATCAAGTCTTATCATGGACTTTAGACCACACTTAGATTACTTAAAGCTGATCCCACAAGGAACTACTCTAGTATCCAACAGTATTGGTTCAACATACTTCATTGCTCCTGAGAACCTCAGTAAGCTTGTTGGTATGTCTGCAGATGGAAGTCAGGTATATGGATTGACAGCAATCAATGCAGCACTCGTGGATGAAGATATGTGGGTTGGGATTCCATTCACATTTAGCTATACATTCTCTGAGCAAACCCCTGCTGTCTTTGATGGTGGTAGTAAAACTGTGTATCAATATGGTCGATTAGTTCTAAGAAGCATGAGAATATCATACTTCAATACAGGTAAATTTGATGTGATCGTAACGCCTACAGGGCGTATACCATTCACAACTAAGTTTACTGGGACTATACTAGGGAGCTTAAGTGCTATCTTAGGTAAGATTAATGTTAATACAGGTGTATTTAAGTTTCCTGTAAACGCTAGATCAAATGAAGTAACAATAACAATTGAATCGAGTTACCCTTTCCCATGTACGTTTAATACGACAGAGTGGCAGGGTATATTCACAAACAACTCAGGAAGGATGTAGTTATGAAAATTATTGGATTATCAGGTAAGATGGGTTCTGGAAAGACAACACTCGCCAAACACATAATGAATAAGTATGAGGATGTCGTAGTTGAAAAGGTAGCCGCTGACTTGTATGCAATCCAAGATTTCATCAACAAGCGTACTGGGTTGACGATGGT